TGTAGAACAATACAAGCCAATAACCGCTGCCGATATAATTGCGTTACTCGGGATAGTTGACAGGTCATATTTCAACAGGATCCTTGTACGATAAGTCGCTGAATACCCATTCAGCCACAGCGAAGTTTCGGTCCCGTGTGCCGTTGTTGGTGTGTGTTCCTGAATATACGTATCCAGGCTGCTCGGTTGAATGATCAGTTCTGCCATCTATGCCACTCCATATTTGATCAGCACGCCCAACAAATAGGCATCCACATCCAGCGTGTCATTTGTTGCATCATCTGCTTTCCGCAACACCCTGAACTGGACCATCTTGCCTGCAGCTGGAGTCCCGGCGATCGTAATATCCGCGGTTGCCGGGCTGATGTAAAGATCGCTTGTGGTGCCGCCCTCATCATTGGCATAGATCGCGGTTCCCTGTGCCACATCCAGTGTGCCGTCATCGGTTATCGCTACGCCCTGCAAGCCCCAGCTCACTTTGAAGTTCGTGGTTGTTGCCGGGTGTGTCCAGTAAAATTTTGCCGTGATCACTCCCCCGTCATAATCCAGCGGCATCGGTATGTTTTGATATCCATATTCAATACTTGCTGCATCGAATGGGCAGTAATCATACACGTTCTTGTTCGTGCCCATCTCGATCTGGGCCGGTAAACCACATCCGCTGGTTACTGTCGGTTTCCACCCGCCGATCCACAGGTTCTTGTAATCCACCACCCAGTTCAGGTCGATCTTGCCCAATGCATCCGCCTGGGGGATCTTGTTCGCCGTGGGTGTGGTCGTGAACGGGACCCCGGTCGTTTGTGGGATCCGCTTTGTCACTGGCACGGTGGCAAAGTCAGATATGACCACGAAACAATCCGTGGCTGCCATGCTGGTCGCTGCTGGTAATGCGCTTGTCTTTACATCTGCCATAATAAACTCCTTATGCCGTCCGGGTGATCCAGTACAGTTTCACGTAAGGCGGCAGGCTGCTGCCGGACCCAGTTGTCTCTACCGTGTGGCTGTGTGATCCCGCACTGCTGGTGGTCATGCTGAAGGTGTGCGTGTGACTGCTATATGCCACCGTTGTCCCGCCCGAATCTGCGCTGGTGGTTGCCGAAGGCGTCCCCGTTGTTCCGCTTGCGGTGTGGTCATGCCCGCCATCCGATCCCGTGCTCGAATTGGTGTGCGTGTGGGTTTCTGCTCCACCACTGTCGCCTACATCCCCATCAACGCTCGCCCCATAAACAAACATTCCCCGCAGATCTGGCGTGACGTAACCATCATACGTACCGCCATCGCAGATATGCCAGCCCGCAGGGATAAATGCGGCTGCCCGGTAAAAGGCCACCACCGCCCCGATCGGAAAGTCCGAATAATCCGGCGGGTCTGGTGATAACGCCTCAAGTGTTGCCAGGCGCGTGTTCATGTCCTGCTGGTTGTCCACCAGGCGGTTCCAGTGGGTTGCTGTGACCGTCTGGCTGGCTAACATGGTTGAAGGTGCTACATAGCTCATAATTTCCCTATCCAGTACAATTTTCTATATGGCGGCAAAGCTGCCGTTGATCCCGTGCCGTATAGTGCATGGGTATGATCAGCCACGCTGTTAAAGCTCGGCGAAGTGATCCAGTGCGAATGTGTCGGGTTGGACCAGTTCAAAATTGACCCGCCTGCATTGAACGATGTAGAAGCATAACTGGTTGCCACCGTGTCTCCGCTGTGGCTGTGTCCGCCAGCTGCCCCAGTCACGCCCGTGCCGTTCGTATGGTAGTGGCTGGACTGTCCGCCGGGCTCTCCAATATCTGCATCCTCTTTCGCCCCCATCACAAAAGCACCGCGCAGATCCGGCAGTCCGTTCGTCCCATCGCACACTTGCCAGCCGCCATCCAGCGCCGCTGCAGCTGCCTCCGTCCCATACCACAAACAGATCGTTCCTTTTGGCACAGCGCTCAGTGAATATAAACTTTCCTGTGCGGCCACCCGTTCGGCGATGTTCATGTCATTCGTCACCAGCTCGTTGAAATCCGTTTCATCAACGAAGGCGCCGCTTATCTGTTGCTGAATATCACTCCAGGCTGTCATTCTTCAATTCCTAACATAGTTGTCGACCCCAATTCCGAACTGCCGGAGACGCCCAGTTCCCAGAAACTGTAGGTGTCATACCTGGACGGCTTGACATACAGCCGGCAGAATGTCGCATTACCCTGCATCCATACATCTATCCCCTGGATGATGTATGGCTCGTCGATCTCAAAAGCCGTATGCTTCAACGGTATCTTGGACCCCACATCGCAGAACATGTACACGCTGGCCAACGCCTCATCCGTGTTGACGCAGAACATCACCTGCTCGATCGTGTTCGTCATCGTCGAGTAGCGCACTGCCAGCAGCGTTATCTGGTCCAGCGTCCTGGTTGGGTCCACCTGGTATTTCTGGTCCAGCAGCATTTCGATCTTGCCGTAGTACAGGCCTTCAGTCGTATCCACGTCCACCAGCTGAGTGATGGGGTCTCCAATATAAACAGGCAAACCGGAGATCTCCAGCGCCGTCACCCAGCCATCGCTCAGTCCTGTATTCTCAAGTTTCAACTGGGCGTCGCCAGACCCCAATGTCGGTGTGATCGTCAGGTCAGTTGTCAGGTCCGTCCCCAGCCCGTCTTCCTGTGAGTTCATCGCGTAATCCGTGATGCTGACGCTGCTGGCTGAAACAGATACATAGCCGTCTTTCACCAGGTATCGTATGCGCAGGTTCTCAACTATTTCACCAGCCTTGACCTCAATCGGTTCGTTCAGTGTGAAAATGACCGATGAGCTGCCCACTTCCCTGGGGTATGCCTTACCTGAAACGCGGTTGGCATAATAAGCACCGTGTACCACCTTGTAATCGATGATGTCCGGCAGGTATGCGAATGTCCCGCGCTCATCGATCAGCAATTTGTTGCCGCTCTCATCCGTCAGGTATGCCGGCGTTTCTGTGGTCAGGTAATCCAGTTCCGTGTCCAGCAGCGGGTAGTAATCCACCATGCTCAACCCATCCCGCGTCAGGCGTCCTTCCAGTGCCAGGATGTCCAGCGCACCGCCCTCTTCGTATTTCACGTAAGCGAACCCCATCTCAGACAACACCGCTTTGTTCAGTTCGCCCAGGATGGTCGTATTCACCCGCACCGTGTCATTCGTGTTCGGGAATGTCTCGCTGTAATTGAACTGGTCAATGCGTGAAGGCTGTGCTTCAACCAGCCCCACCAGGTCAGCCCCGATCTCGCCCAGTGTCTTGTTGATCCCGATGCTTTGCAGCGTGACCTGGTTGTGCAGTGCAAAGTACATCCAGTCGTACACGTCCACGCTCACCAGGTCAAGATATGGTGTGGATGACTGCTGAATGCCGTTCGGCGGGATCCAGCCCACGAATACCACCTTATCATAATCACGCCAGTATGAAACCACCTTGACCTTGGTCTTCACCCCGAACCCGCTCAGGCAGTTGGTATGCCCTGGCGTGTAGCGGTATTGTGTGCCGCTGGTTGCATCGTTGCGCAGGATCATCTTCAGCTTGCCTACCCCTGCAATTCTTGTCATGGGGTGCGCGGTCTTTATGCCGTGTTCCCACTTTGAATCGCGTAACAGCACATCCGACGTGATTTCCGTCCAGGTGTCTGAAAGTGGAGCGGTTAGCAGGAAGAACTTGTGCGTGATCGTCTGCTGTGCCATTTATCCTTCCATCAAGGCGACCGCCTCTTGCATCGCAACCTTCATTGATTGCGGCAGGTCGCGCAGCTCCAACAGGATCATGCTCAGCATGGCATCGTTATCACCGCTGCCGCCGCCGATCGCGTTCATCGCGTCTGCATGGCTCAGGATACGGCCGTCCATCGCAGGCACAAATGGCTCTGGGCCAAACTCGCCAACCGTCACAGGCGACAAATGATGCACAATTCCACCGCTGGCATAACCTGGACCCTGATAGTCCTCATAGGCCATATCAGCCCCGACCCCTACATAAGCTGATGCATTGGAATAGATCATCACCTTCACGTTGTAATTACGCTCGAGCGACACCAGTTGAGCTTTTAATTCATCAATTCTTGTTTCAGCATCCTTGATGCTGTTATCCAGCGGCATGAAGTAATCTTCAAATGCCTGCGCTTTGGTCACGAATGACTCCGGATCGGTCAATAGACTTTCAACAAGTTCGGGGATGTTTTGCTCTATCTTGAACTCATAGGCATATTGTGTTCCCGCATATTGGTCCAGGATACCCAGCTTTGTCTCGTATTCTGATAATGAGATCAGGCCATCCTCAAGCGCCTGGTCAAGTCCACCCTTGATACTCGATCCCACACCATTGCGCCACTGGTCTTCAGCTGCAGCCAATTCGCCATAAGCGCCAGCCAGGTCTTCACGCAGCGCTGTTGCCTGGTTCTCGTACTCTGTTGTCAGGTTTGCAACAGCGGTCTTTGTTGCCTCTTGTGTCTTTTTGTTATTAGCCAGTGCAGCGTCCATGGCAGAAAGTGCACCTGGCAATTCAGCTGCCGCAACTTCTTGGTTGTATATCTCTTCGGTGATCATCCCCATATCAATGCCAGCCGCAGCCATTCCTGCCGAAAACTCCTCATACGAACTTGTCGTCTCAAATATTGACATAACCAGTTCATCCTGCGTCTGGGTCAGCTCGTAGATCTTGGTTTTTTGCGCCTCCATGGCTGGCAAAAAATTTGTGTCCCCAATATCATATGAACTCCAGAATGTTTTGTTCAGTTCGGTTACAGCAACACCAAATTCAATAGCGGAAATGACCCCGGCCTTTTGTGAACTTCTCAATCGACCCAATGAGTCATTATAGATATTAATTGCGTTAATCAAATTGGACACCGCTTTCAACTCACCCGAAATGAACGGAATGAGCTCTAATCCAACTTCAACTTTTAACCCTTCGAAAGTATCACCAATCTCATCAACTGCTTTCTCGTATGTTCTTGTGGCATCAATATCGACCTGGCTCAACACCAGCCCTGTACTTTCAGCTGCATCGCCCAGTTCACGAATGCCATCTGCACCCAGCTCCATCAATGGCGCCAGGTCAGCCCCTGATCGTCCAAAATTATCAAGCAGGAATTTTGCCCTGCCAATGGGGTCTTGAATTGAAACATACTGATCGGATAATTTCCCCATTCCTTCAACGGTTGGCTCCAGCCCGTTGCGAATTGCGATCTGCATTCCTGTGCTCAGGGATTCATAACTGACCTTGACATCATCAGCAGCTTGAATTAACTTGCTCGACTCTTCAGCACTTGCCCCAATGGTTCTACTCAGTGACCTTACCTCTTCAGCGTAAGCCACTGTTTCTGTAATGACTGCCTGGTATCCTTTTTGCAGTACCTGGTAGGCCTGTTGAACTAACTGGATACCTTGATTCAATCCGGTGAAAGCAGTCATCAGCTTGTCGAAGGAATCGCCTGCAGACTTGTTAGTCTTTTCCAGGTCTTTGGTTTCCTTCTCTAGGCTGTCAGTCGCCTTCTCCGCCTTCTTGGCGTTCTTCTCGTAATCCGAGATATCAAGCTTTAGCCGTGCTACAAGGTCATCTAAATCAGCCATCTTTTTTCCTCAAGTCCTGCCCGCCCATCGCCACGGTCATCATTTCAGCAAATTGGATCATGTCATCCACCGTTTGTTCCTTTTTGACCTCGCCAAACTTGGGCATGAAGTCCTTGTAACCCAATGCCTTCTTGCGTTTGCCCCGGTTCATGTTGTAGACCGTTGACGCGGTGATCGCGTGACCCATCAGGTCGATCTCCGTTCCCCATGGTTCCAGCATGTAAAAGGCCATCCATTCGGTCAACTCCGTGCTGCTCAGGCGTCCGGAAAGTTCCGCTACTGTCATGCCCAGCTTCAGGGCCAACTTGTACAGGAACCGTCTTCCCGGACGCTCGTTTAGTTTTTTAATGCGTCTTCGAGGTCACCCTCACGCATCCGCGCCATTTCCTGTGCCTTCTCGAATATGCGCGTCAAAGCATTGGCATTCTTCTGGCTCAAGGCTTCCACCTCATCCTCAGAGAACAGCCGCTTGCCCTGTTCATCGCAGATCACGAAAGCGCACATCTTGGTACGCAGTCCAACCAGGTCAGCCTTGCGCTTGCTGCCTTCCCGGATGAAGATCGCTTCCTCAAACTTGTCACGCTCTTCAGCTGACATCGTTTTGATGTAAACGCTGCCTTCCCATTCAGGGATGTACAGCTCCTCAATCTTGATATCCCGGATCCCGAGTATCTGTTCCTTGCTTAGTGCCATTTAGATCTCCTAACTGGACGGTATCTCACCGCCCTTGGCCTGTATCAAATCACTATGCCAGTGTCACTGCCCCGGTTGGTTTCAAGGTCACCGAAGCGGTCAATGCGCCATTCACCGGCATCCCAGGTTGGAACCCGGTCACCAGTGCAGAGAACGACCATGTGGCTGGTGTTGAGTCTGAGAAGTACAGGTTGTATGTCTGTGCCGTGCGGCTGACCAGGTCATGCAGCAAGCCGGCTGACGCGTACTTATGGGTCGCGTTGTCCGGATCGTACACGATATCCAGGGTCACCTCGCCAGAGCGCAGGATCGTCCCGACCACCTCTTCCCATCCACCGGTTGAATCGTGGGATGTTACATCCTCAGTATCCAGGCTCAAACCGGGACCGGAAATGTTTGTTACATTTGCGATCGCAGTTGCCCCTCGTTTCAGTGCACATCCAAAAGCAGAATATTTTGCCATAAATTACCTCACTTGTTCTTGTAGCTCATTCCGCTACAGGTTATACGTATGTCCCATCAAGCGTAGGTACGCCTGAGATCTTCAATGACAGGCTGGCAGTCAAGGCACCGCCAACCGGTGCGCCTTCCTGGAACCCGGTCACATAAGCAGCGAAACTCCATTGCACCTTGCCTGTGGTTGGGAACCGGATCTGGAAGTTGCGCAATGTCTTGTCCTGGTAATCATTCAGAACACCGGTTGACGCATCATGCGTTCCGTCATCCGGGTCATAAACGATGTCCAGGGTAATTTCACCTGTTCGCAGGATGGTTGCCACCACTTCCTCAAACGCGGATGCCTGGTCGTGTGTGGTCACGTCTTCCGTGTCCAGCGCCAGTCCTGGCCCGCTGATGTTGGTCACGTTGGCCAGCTCTGTGAATGCCTCTGGACCTCCACCGTCACCAACCATCAACTTGGTAGTTAATGCAGCTATCTTTCCCATAAAGTAAACCTCCTACCCTGAGCAGGTTCAACCTGCATCAGGTGTACTCTGACTTCAAGGGAAGTCAGAGACCAGGCACGCATCACTATTCCGCGTGCCAGATAATAAAATCCAAATTCGTCCAGTAGATCTGGCTCTCCGGGTCATAATCCGCGTTCTCATCATCCGATAAAATAGCGTAGACCGTTGCTCCGGTAACACCCAGCGTTCCTTTGAACCCGTCCAGGCATCCCCTCACCGCGTCAGCCACAGCCTTGCATCCTTTGGGGTCATCATCCCAGCAGGTGATCTGTATCCTGGGGTGTGCCGTTCCGCCGGCACTGTCATGCGTATGGACCCTGGGCGTGCTGATCCGTTGGTAGGTCACACATGGCAGCGTCACGTTCTGTGGCAGTCTTACCGGGTAAACCCTTGTGCTGATCAGTGCCTTGACTGTGGCATCCTTGCTCAGCTTATCGAAAATCGATTCTTCCAGGTTCAGTGTCACTTGCCAACCTCTTTCAACTTGCGCTCAATAACCCGCGCCATAACATCAGAGATGTCCTGTTCGTGTTCGTCAAACGCCGGCCTCATGTATGGCCTTGCCGGGATGTGCACAGACTTCACAGAATGCCAGGCGCCATCTTTTGTCTGGAATACCAGGAATGGCTTGTTCTTTGCCTTCACGATCCCGCCGTACTCATGGATCCGCGCATACTTCACGCCCCTCGGACCCACACTGGCCTCAGCCATCTGGCCTTCAGCCTTGTCCAGCTTCGCTCTGACGTTTTCGATAAGGTTCGATGTATCGATCAGCTTATGGTCCCGGATGTTATCCTTGATGTAACCCTCAGCCAGTTCAGCACCAGCCAGCGCCGCTTTTCCCATCACTTCAGCCGCTGCTTCACGCAAAGACTTCAGACGCTCTTTGAACTTGGGCATGTCTTTGAATTCAAATTCCATGCTCGCCATTACACATCCACCTTGACCAGGTCCAACAATAACCCGCTTGGCCCACGCATCACGATACTCGTGACCTGGTAGGTCTCAGCCGGCGATAGGGTTGCCCCATGCCGGCTGATGATCTTGACCCGGTCCTTCTGTGAAACCGTGGTCCCAATAGGCAGTCGCAACTGTGCATCAGACCGCAGTACGGTCTTGTCATTCGCTTCACGCTCGCGTCCACCGGTAGGGTCGAAACCACACGCGATCGCCGATCCATAGCTATATGTGGGAACGGGATAGCCAAACGTATCCTGGCTTTCACTCAATATCCCAATCTGGCAAGTGTCGTTATAGTGATCCGTATGTGCTGTTCGTAACCCTGTCAGCTCCGCACTCGTAAAAGCTTTAGTTGCTGTCATCGTCGTCCAGTTCTTCCGCGTCCAGTTTAGGTTCTGGCCTTGTCGTGATCGTCTTCACGCGTTTCCGGGAATGGTAGTGCCGCGCCATCTTCATCGCCTGCTCATACATCTGGGAGCGGTTGAAACTGCCCCCGTCTGCATTGAAGTCATACAATCCGATGAACGCGGCAGCCTTCTCTTCCCATATTTGCGCAGCTGCAGCATTCAGGTCATAGGTCGCCGTCCAATCATCCTCGTCCGGTGCATGCCCTTCAGAATCCAACACCGCGTACCCCTCGATGATGTCCTCAAGATCATCATCTGAGTAGGTCGTTGATGTGGATTCAGCGATCATGCGCCGTAAGGCGACAACTTCCGTTACACTGGCAGCCATGTCAGCTCCTTAGCTTACAGCCGGATATACTCGACGTAGTACTTGCCGACAAAGCCTGTGGTTGCGGCTGAGCCAAAGCAGACGAGATATGACCCAGCAGGCCAAACTACCTCGTGCTCTGCTACAGTAGTAGCAGTCACCTGGTCATGGTTGCTCTCGCAAACCAGGGCGGCGTTGATGTCCAGGCCATCGATCAATTCATCATTGGTCAGGCCGGTGGCATGAACGCCAGCATCAATGGTCGCAGCACCAGTTGAGACAACTGTTGAGCGGACCACAAAATTGGTGATCAAGAGATCAGCACCTTCCGGGTTGAGCAGGGCAAGCATAGCGCCGCCTGCAGGCAGTGCGGTCAAGTCACCGTATAAACAACCTTTTTGTTCAG